TGCAGCAGCAGTCTGCCAGCTGTGTAGCCAGAGCATTCTGCCCCTGCATCAGCGCGACGTTGGTGCTGTTGAAGCCCTGCTGCATGGCGTTGGTGACGCCGTTCAGGCCCTGCTGCACGCCGTTGAAGCCCTGAAGCATCCCGGTGTTCATGGCATAGAAGCCGTCGCACAGGCCGCTTTCCAGCCCGTTCAGCTTGTTCATGACGCTTTGGTTGTCGAAGCCACGCTGCAGATCTGCCTGTGTGACAGCGCTGGTCATATAAGGCGAAGCGCCGCCCATGCCGCCGCCCCAGCCAAAGCCGCCCATGCCGCCCCAGCCGAACATGCCAAAAATCAGGAAGAGGACGATCCAGCCCATCCAGTCGCCGCCCCAGCCGTTGAAGCCGTTGCTGTAACCGTTGGCGGGCTGTACCGGCATGGTCAGAACCGTGCTATCAGAAGAAAGAGACATAGTTTTACTCCTTTACGTTAGATTTTTAAATTTATTCTAAATGCGGCCGCATTTCAGAATCCAAACATATTTTTCATGCCGTTGAGCATCGGCGCGATCTGCTGCGCCCGCTGCTGAATGGCGTTGAGCTGCTGTTGTGAGAGCTTCCCTGAAGTGAGCATCTGGTTTATCATCTCCTGCGGGTTCTTGCCCTGCATCTGGCCCATAAACTGTTGAAACTGCCCGCCAATGGGGTTCTGGGTCTGTCGGCCCATCGAGTTATACAAGCTGCTGCTCATCGTTTAGCTCTCCTTTTCCGGCTCTGGTGTTTCCTGCTTCTCCAACGCCGCCAGCTTTGCCGCCAGCGCGTCGAACTCCTTGCGGGTGACATATTCCCCGCCTGTGGCTTGCGTGGTCGCAATCGACGCTTTGGGGCTACTGGCACGCTCCTTGTAGTCGTAGATGCGGAGCGGGAACGGCCTGCCGTCCTGCCCGACTTCTTTGATGTAGAAGGTGTCGGAGTCTGCATCCAGTAGGAGAACCCGGCTCCCGTTGGCTACCAGATAGCCCCGGGCTGCTGCTTCGCCCTGCACCCAAATAAAGCCGCTGTCCGTCGGTGCGGCCTGCCCCTGCATTGTCGGCATCATGACGGGCTGGGGCTGGTACTGTGCTGCCCTCAGCTGCTCAAGCTGCCCTTGCGGCTGTTGCGGGTAATACACTTGCGGGTATCCGTTATAAATTGGCATCGTTTACTCCTCCTTGTACCAGTAGTAGATCGGGCATTCTGCGCCGCTGTCCCAGCTGTCCCACCACACGCCGTCGATGACGGTCAGGACGTGCCCGGAGCAGCCCAGTACATACACGCCGTGCGGGTACTCTTGGGCAAAATCTGCCACGGTGTAACAGGTTGTGCAGTCCGCTTCCACCAAACGGCGCTTGAACCCTCGTTTTTGGAGGTATGCGCCCCATGTGCGGTTGGCGCTGGGCATATCACCGAGGATAAAGCCAGTAAGCGCAAGTCCGATATACGCCCGCTCCCAGTTTTGGCCTGTAGCTGCCGCCACTGCCCGCACGGTGCAATCCCCCACGCCGTTTCCTTGGGGGTTCGGGTTGAACCTGTGCCACATGGCGCTCCCCCTCCCTTTGCGCCCATAGTACCTTTTCTACCGAATCCGTGCGTTAAACGAACGTCAAACGAAAGACAAAAAAGAAAAGCGCCCACACGGAAAAATCCGCATGATCGCTTAATTTTAGCTATTTCAAGTCAAAAGCTTCGATTTCAATATTACCTAATAGCTGCGAATACTTGCCAAGCTCTTCCCCTGCATTGTCAATTAACTTTTTCTTGTCATATCTCTTCAAAAATTCATCTACCGCGGCTTTTAAGACAGCATTCGGAGTTGTGCCAGCCTCTGCGCACGCTGCCTTAAACTTTTCCGCGTAGTCCTTTTTTACGCGGCAGGCCAAGCTTGTCATGTTTTCCTTGTCCCATTTGGCATTGGATGCCTTTTTCTTTTCTGAAATCATAAAAACACCCCCTGTTTCATTTACCATAGTATAACACAAAACAGAACTGTTTACAATGCCAAATATGTACAAGACGGCACTATAAACATTGTCGAAAATGTCAATTTACATACACTGTAAATAGTGCTATACTATAATCACAGCAAGGGAAACAAAATATTGGAGGGCCATTATGAACGAGTTATTTGATCAAAAGGTTTTGGATTTTCTTTCTAATCTTGAAGAAGAAAGTTTTTACAATTACACTCAAAACCCTTGTGAAAAAACCAAGGATATCCACGAAAGGGCAAAAAAGAAATTGCTTGAGTATGCGCACAAATACGGGATTGAATAAACAACAAAACCCCCGATGCTCCAAACGGAACACCGGGGGTTTTTACGTCTCACGCTGGATGCGCGGGAGACTGGCCAGTTGTACAAATATCCACCCTGTTGTGCTTCTTCGAGAGGCCGGGTGGATTTCGTTGGAATTATTTTACAACAAAGAAAGCATGTTGTCAATGCCTTTCAGCCGGTAGCCTACCGCCGCCCGGCTGTAATGTGTCTGTGCTGCAATGTCCGGCAGCGGGAGCCGCTCAACGTATCGCAGTAAGGCTATCTTGCGGTCTACCCTCCCAAGCGGTGCGTTTTTGATGGCTGCGGTCATCTGCTGTCGGTCAAGCCCTTGCAGGCACAGTGGCAGCACTACACGAGCCGCCGCCACGGGCAGCACCGAGCCAAAAAGGCTGCGGCAGCTGTCCGGCGTTGCGTACTCGAGCGGTCACGGCACGGCAATGTCCCATTTTGCCGACGTTGGCAAAATGGTCACGCACTGCGGGCCACAAAATCGGGTATGCGCGCTGGTCGTAGTAATAGCGCGACGGTTGCTCGTATGTAGTGCTTGCCATGATAACCTCCTTACTGCTTTTGCAGTGCCTTCCGCATCTGGTCGAAGAAAAACTGGATGACCTTGCTCATGGTCTCCTCGGTGATGGCCCAGCTGATCAGCTTACCCCACCGGCTGTTGTCCAGATAGTGGCGCAACATTTTGACACACCACGCCTTGCGTTCTGCGCCGCGCTTGGTGCCCTGAATCTCCCGCTCCGCCTGAGTGATAAGATTGAGCACCAGATTTTTGACTGCCGCGCCATAGCCCAGACGGATAAGCCCCAGCACAAGCGAAACAGCGCCCACAACAATGAGCACCATCGCCAGCCATGCGGGCAGCGGGGTAAGAATAGTGTTAAGAATGGTTTCCATGTGTTACTCTCCTCTCTCTTTTTCGAGATCTTCGATGCGGTGGTTTGCCACCTTGATTTGTTCTTCCAGCACTGGCACGCGCTGGGCAAAGTTGTTGTGCGCCCGCACTTCGCGGGTCAGTTCTTCCAGCTTGGTTTCGGTCACGGCCTGCTGCTTGTCCAGCTTGGCATCCATGCTCTTGTCCATGCTCTGAGCGGTGCGGTTGTTGGAGACGATCACGCCGATCAAGCTCAGACCGCCGGTGATGATTGCCACGATGATTGATTCGCTCATGCGCCCTCCCGGAGACGGGTCAGACCCTTCTTTGCGATGATTTTCGGGTAGTTGCGGGTGGTGACGTTCAAGTCTACGTTGCCGGAGATGCCCGGCACAGAGCCCTTGCTGGTGTGCTGGTGGGCGTGGTAGATGTAATCCACCTTGGGCGTCTTGCCCGTGTAGTCGGCCAACCAGACGTCCCAGCGGCCTGCCAGACGCTGCATGTCCAACTCATAGCTGTAACCCGTGTAGGTGTACAGCTGGGCGTAAAAGCCCATTTTCTCCACCTGCTCCAGCGCGTAGGCGGCGAGGTTGGTGAGGTCGAGGGTGCTCATGGGCTTGAGCTTGTTTTCCTCCACGTCCACCGCGAGGGGCATGGTAAGCTCTTTGCCGTAGACCGCCTGCCGCACAAGGGCAAGCTCTGCATCGGCCATCGCCTCGCTGGTGGCGTAGGTGTAGTAGTAGACCCCCACGTCCAGCCCGGCAGCCCGGGCGTTGCGGTAGTTGGTCTCAAATGTCGGGTCGACGTACAGCCCGTCCTTGCGTTTGCTCAGCTTGCTGTTGGTGGATACCGTCTTGAGCATCGCTCCCTTGTAGCCCGCCGCCTTGACTTTGCGCCAGCCGTCGAGGGTGATTTTGCCCTGATACCGGCTCACGTCGATGTACCGATAGGGCGGCTCGCCCTCCCAACCGGGAGGAGCGGAGGCTTTGGTGTCCACAGTGGGCACCGGGTCAGAGGTAGGAGCATCTTCCGCCCGGGAGAGGGCGGAGAAGAGGGAAACGAGGAATTTGAGAATGGTGTGCAGCATTTTGCGACTCCTTTTTGTTTTTAAGATTAGATAAAGCCTTAGTTAACCTCCTTACTGGGTAATTTCCTCGGCGTCCGCCTTGTCCTCAGCATCCAGTGCATCGTAGTACGCCTGTGCAAGGGCTTCCACCTCTGCGATGTCGTCCTCTGTCAGCAGACCGTTGTCTAGATGGGTGTACGCCTTGTCCAGCCAATATGCCACATCGCGTCCTGCGGCGATTTCCCGCTTGATGGAGCGCAGGGTCAGGTCGTGCCGTGCTTTACTTTTGATAGCCATATGTGTACCTCCTTTAGGTAGCAGTCATGGATGCAATGGCGTCCTCAAGATTTTTGACGACGATATTCACATCCCTCTGATACCCCAGCTTGACCCCAGCACCGTCACCAGCCTGCACCACAGTGTCAGGGGCGTAAGAGGTGAGGGCTTTGTAGGCGGCAATTTCGTCAGGGGTGAGCGGGGTTTCGATGGGGGTGGCGAGGGCGTAGAATAAAATGTATTCTCCTTCTTCCGGGTTTTTAGCGTCAATGGGAATGAAGACATTCACATTGTTTGCGTCTACATAAAAGTGAATGGTATCGATAGTGAACGAAACTAAATATGGCAATCTATTGCATAGGGCTTTTACTGTATAATCTTTAGCTTTGAGTGGCAACCGAATCGCAAGTCGTTTTGTTACCGCAAGGTTAGTGGTACCTATAATTGCACAGGCTGACAAGTCCACAGCGTTCACCCTCTGTACCTTTACACCCCTTTCCAAGTCCACCTCGTCGCACACCCACTGCTGGCCGCTTTGGTCAGTGTAGTTGCCGCCGGAGGTGACAGGGATGCCGGGTAAGCCAGTGGGAGTGGGCAGCGTGAGGAGCTGTTCGCGGTAGGGTTCGTATACGGTGGCTTCTGTTCCAATTTCTAGCTGGATTTTTGCGTCGTTTAATTTAATTAGTATAGTCGGCAAATAATCATTAGCTATATATATAACATACCATCCACTTTGCAATGTTGCTGCATATACGCCACCTTTTTCCGATACGAGTTGTGCTTTCTGTGTATATGTTTGTGTTTTTATATCAAAATCTCCAACAAAGCAGTTCGTGCCTATATCGGCATTTCCAGATGCAGTAACACTGCTCTGCGCCGGAACGTAAAATACATACCCATATCTCACGCCACCAGTTGGCTTATTAATCTTTGACAGATTGGCATTCGTAACCACTGGAAACAGATTCTTCCCCGTCACCTTTACCACCACACTCCCGCCGTCACCAGCGCTCACGATAGGTACAGGTGCATCCGGCGTGGGTGTGCCGTCCTGCGTGCTCTTACCGTACACGGTCAGGCTGCACAGGGGCGCAGAGAACGCATCGTCAACGGCGATAGGATTGCCTGTCTCAGTGCCCACAAGGATGTTCTGCCGCGCCTTGACTGCGCTGATCGCGTTACCTGTGGCTTTTGCGTCAGCGGCTTCGCCCTCGTGGGTGAGGGTGGTGTCCAGTGCTACGGCAGGGCCGGTCTCGCCTTTAGGGCCTTGCGGGCCGGTATCACCTTTTTCGCCCTGTGGGCCAGTGGCACCCGTAGCACCTGTGGGGCCTTGAGGGCCTTGCTCACCCTGCGGGCCGACCGGACCGATGGGGCCAGTGTCGCCTTTGTCACCCTTCTCGCCTTTGAAGTTTCCGTTTGCAATGCCGTCCTTGAGCTCCTGCAGGCTGTCAGCGGCTTCCTGAGCGCTCTGGCTGGCCTTGCCTGCACTGGTGGCGGCTTCGCTGGCGGCGGTCTGGGCGGATTCTGTAGAGGCTTCCACCTGCTGGAGAGCCTTGTCCCGGGCCGTGTCCACAGCCTGCGTGGCGGCGTTCTGCTTGTCACCGATGGCTTTCAGTGCGTCCTCTTTGGCGGTGATGGTATCAGAAAGAGCCTGCCCAGCCTTTTGGGCAGATGTCCCGGCCCGCTCTGCCGCGTCCACTGCTTCCGTTTTGGACTGCGCTGCCGATGCCGCCGATTCCTTCACTGCCTCCACAAAAGCCTGCCATGCAGGCGTTTCCGGTTCCGGCTCTGTGCCGTCCTCCGTGCCGGAGTTTGCGGCCACCCGGTAGCGCAAGTCAGCGCTGGTCACGGTCTTTGCGCCGTCGCTGCCCTCAAAGGTGATGCAGCCGTTGCCCGGCTGTGCGGTCACGCTGGCAGGCACATCCACATGGCCGTCCACCACCAGCGAGGAGGGCGGGTCTTTGCCGCCCGGAACGTGCCAGAAGCAGCGTACGGCCAGCCCCTTCCACTCGCCAGCGGCATCGATGCGCAGCTGGTACACGCCCCGGTTCTTGGTGTAGCCGAAGCGCAGCATCTGCTCATAGCCCGGCCCTTTGACGACGCCATTGGATGCGAGAGATACGCTAAGTTCGATCATAGGCTTTCCTCCTTTTCCAGCAGTTCCAGCAGCTTACCCATCGTAGTCCTCCCCCGTGATCTCTTTGTACTGCTCTGCGGTGATCTCGCCCTCGGTTACCCGCTTGGCCAGTTCCGCTTTTACCCTTGCACGGCGGCTTGCGGGCATCTCTGCCCACGTCTTGGTGCCGGCAATGAGCCGGTTTGCCCAGATTTTATCCATATGCTACCTCCTTATTTGTTGACGGCGGCGTCCAGCTCGCACAGCGAGTCCTCGATAGCCGCCATCCGCTCTTCCGACGCCATGTCCTGCTCACACAGGGCGTCCTCGATCTCCGCCACGAGGCCGGGCAGCTCCCTGAGTTTCTGCTCCTCTGCCAGTTTCCTGTGGAGTTCCTTCAGGCTCTTATCCATCTTGTACAGACTCATCCGATGACACCTCCGATCATGGTGATATTGCCGCCGACGCCGGAAACTCCCCGGGTAATCGTCACCTTGTAGTTAAAGGCCGCTCCCTTGGCGGCGGTCTTGTTGGTAAAGTTGTGGCGGGCGAAAGCCTTTGCCTTGCCGCTTTGGATGTCGGTGCAGTTCTCCCACACGGGGGCATCGTCCAGTGCGTTGTTGGTCAGCTCCACGGTCAGGCTCATGTCTGCCGGGAAACTTCCCTCCAGTGTCAGCGCAGCCACGGTGATGGTGTCGTCTGCCGTCAGGGGCTGGGCCAGCGAGAGGACAGCACGGGTCACATTTTTGGTAAAGGTCGTCGTCCACTCTGCTGTGGTCTTTCCGTCGTTCGCTTCCAGAGTCAGGGTGTTTTCTCCGTTGAGGATCTGCTGGAACAGGGCCTTCTCGCTCAGGCACTGTACCGTGAGTTCGGCGCCAGAGGCCACGTTCTCGCGGACGGCCATCTCCATGCCGTTCACCTTTTCGGTAATGGTCATGGGGTCTCCGTCGCCGTCGGTCACGGTGTAGGACAGTGCAAACGGCTCGTTCTTCTCTCCCAGATTCGTGGAGCTGGCGTTGATGGCCGGGGCAGTGTTGGCGCTGACCGTGCCATCGTCAGACACCAAGAGAGTAGAGGGTAAAATCAAAGCGGGGCGGATGCCGAACGAGTAGGAGCAGTCACTGGCGGACCACATGCCACCGGGGTTGACGTACAGGGCGCCGTGGGAGTCGTTGCCGCAGTACGGAGAGCGGAGCCACCAATTGGTGGCCGAGCCGTTGAGATAGGCAACACGCTTAGAATCCTGGCCATTGTCCGCGCAGCCCTTGAAATAGGCCAGCTCCGCGCCTTCGCCGCTCGGCATTGTGCCGAAACTGAAGCTTGTTTCGGTCGCACTGAGCAGGAAAATCTTCGCAGACAGGCCGTTCGAGCCGCTGGTGACGGTCGTGGATGCACCGCTGTCCTTGCGGTACGGAATCTTTACCCGCTTGATGGCGTTCTTGATGTTCGACTCGAACAGATTCAGGAGCGTGCTGTTCAGGTAGGAGTGGATGGTGCTGCCCGCATAGTCGTTGGTATTCGAGCTATCCCACTGGCGCTTTTCGTAGATGTCTTTCATCAGCAGCCAAGTACCGTTGCAGCTATCGTCATAGACGCTGGACGGCTTGCCCTGATGCACGATCAAAAAATCCGTCAGCGTGCCGTTTACCTTGATCTTTACGGTGCTGCCCACCGCCATATCACCAAGTCTTGTGGTCATGGTCTCACCTCCTTAAAACTCAACCCTCGACGCCGCCTTGTTCCATACCCCCGTCAACTCGACGCCATCCAGCGTGTCAAAGGCTGTCATAAAGGCGCTGCCCTCTACCGGCATGCCAAGGGTCATCTCCAGCATCCGCAGGCGCACACCGGAGGCTGATGCATCCGCCGCCGCGCCCGAGACGGTCAGGGTTTTGTCGGTGGTGACACGTCCCTCGGTCTCCACGGCAAACCGCTCCGCCCGCTTGGCAGACTCGGCAGCAGCGGTCTTGGAGCTTTCGGCGGCCTCGGCCCGCTGCGTGGCAATGCCCGCCTGCTGCTCTGCGGTGCGGGAAGAGGTGGCGGCGGCTTCCTTGGCCGCAGCGGCAATTTCGGCGCTGGCTGCGGCCTCCTCTGCCTTTTGGGTGGAGGTGGAGGCAAAGCCCTCCACATACTCAAGGCTCTCAGCCATAGCCTCCCGAACCTCGACGCCCCGCCTTGCCGTGCGGACGTCGTTGATGTTTTCTTCGAAAGTCTTGTTCACAGGTTCTTTACCTCCGTAGGCTCGTCATAGATTAAAAATCGTCCCACAGCCAGTCTGCGCCCGCGTAGGCGGCGGCATTGTACTTGTAGGGATTGCACACGCGTTTATTATTTTGCGTCGTTCAGATACCCCGCTGCGCTCAGGGACATACTGTAAGCCAGCGAGGCCTTGTGGCTGCTGAGGGCTTGCAAGTCCGAGATGGAGTAGAAGCTCGTCCCAAAGGTAAAGCGCTTCTTTTGCGGCGCGTCCAGCGGCTCAACCACCTTAGAAAGCAGGAGCAGTGTATCAAGGCCGTGGGGCTTCGAGATAACGCGGGTCTTTTTCATCCAGCCTAGACGCTCTACGTCGATACCGGCATCATGCAGGTCAACAGCGCTCACCTCGATGCCCTCAAGATAGCGCTGCTGGCATCTTCGAAGCTCCTCGTTTGCAGCGTCCAGCAGCTTTTGATTTGTGGACGCCTTGCCGTCGAGGACGATGACTTTGGTGATGACGCCGTAGACTTTTTGAGCTTCGAAGTCGTAGGCTGTCTGGCTGATAGTCTTTGTGCTCTTGAAGATCCACCAGCCCTTTGACTTGTAACCCACCGCGATGACTTGGGTGACAATGTCCTCGGCCTTGACGTAGTTGGTCAAATCAAGCATATTGACGCCAAATTCCACAGGCTGCGGGTTCGTCTCTGTGATGCCGTCATCGGCCAGATAGTCCAGATACCGGGTCTTTCCGTCATCAGAGTAGCGGACGGAAAAGTAGCCGCCGTACACGTCCGTCAGCTCGGATTGCAGGATGTCCCACGTGGTGCCGAAGTTTTTGCCATCGCCAAAATCGAGGGCCTCGTTGGTCGAGGCGTCGAAGTCGTGCAGATAGTAACCAGTGCAGGTCGACCAGCCTCCCGTGCTGGAGTTATAGAGCTGAATCGTTCCGTCATCGGTCAGCTTCCAGTCTGTCAGCGGGGTGGTGCCGACGGTGTAAATGTATTTTGAGCCTTTCTGCGTAGCGCTCAGTGAGTAAAAATTGCCGTTTTTGTAGGCTATGTTTCGCTCCACCGTGTATATCTGGTAGCCTTGGTATATACCATCATAAGAGACAACGCGTATCACATTATCTCTGTTAATGTACTCCCCAGCTGGAAAGCTGGCGCCGTTTGTATCGCATATCCACCTTTTATCAGCGTCCTCTAGCCAGTACTCGTTGTCTCCGTCACTATCTCTATGGTGCATCGGCCTGCAGCCGCCCATGTAGACCGTCTGGAAAGACTCCTGCGGGCCATCCTCAAACACATTTACGGTGCCGAGAGCAAAGCGCTTGTACTGGTTTGTCTGGCCGTTGTGGTTGCTGATGACCTTGGCCAGAAATTCCTTGATGCTGATGTCCGTGTACTTGTATGGCACGAGGGAGCTGTCGTTAAAGTAGGCAAGCTCGCCTTCGCAGTACACCTTTTGCCGCAGATAAAAGTCCATCTCGTGGCTCATGACCCGCCCACGCCATAGGGTCTTGCCGTCCTGCTCTACCTCCACGATAGTCTTGAGCTTTTGCAGCGCAGAGTGGGCGATGTTGCCCAGCGGGATGGTAAACTCAAGACTGCCTGCTTTGCCCGCCTCTCGGGTAAGGGTGGGGGAGATGAGCATGGTGGCCGTGGTGCGCAGGTCTTCCGCCGCAGGGTCGTAGATGCACGCTTTGGTGTCCCACTCGCCTACGGCGGTCTGCGTACCGGCATAGATTTTGTAGCTCACAGGCTTTTCACCTCCGTCGGCGCGTCATAGATGGTGTCTTCTTCGAAGCTGAAGGTGTCCCACAGCCAGTCAGCGCCCGCCGCTGCGGTGGTGTTGGTCTTATAGGGGTTGCAGATGCCGGTGATGGCAAAGACATTCTCCCACCGGTCGCGGCTTTGGGGTGTGACCGTCCAGAATCCCTCCCAGTACCATGCCGGGTCATCATCGAAAACGCATTTCAGCCATTGCCCTTGCAGCGCGTTCTCCAGCGTGCTCTGCACCTTGGGCCAAAGTCTTTTTGGCTTTACGCACTTGAGCGTGATGGTGATCTTGCGCTGGGTGTAGTGGACTTTGCCGTCCATCGACTTGGAAAGGTCTAAAATGCGGTCGCTGAAAGGCACTTTGACCAAAAGGCTTTCGTCCGGTTCTGCCGGGCCGACGGTTGTGCCACCGACCACAAGGTAAAGCCCCCAGTCCTTGAGGGTGTGGTGGTCTCCGATTTTGACGCCCTGTAATGCTGCCATTTAGCCTCCCCTCGCTTTCCGGGTCGAGCGGATACCCAAGTCTCCATCAATGCCGTCCACAAGTGTCGGCTGCATCGCGCCGGCGAGAGCCTGCACGCCGTTGGCGTCGATGACCAGCGTGCCGGTGCCGATGGCGGGAAGATGCTCATCCAGCGAGTTGGAGATGCGCTGGAGCACACTGAGCTGCTGTCTGCCGGTGGTGTCCTGCTGGCCGCCGCTGAAGGGCGACGCCGTGAGGCCCTTGTAGCGGTTGAACTGGTCGGCACGGTAAGAAAACTCCGCCAGCGAGTCGTACACAGGGGTCTTGCTGAAGGGGCTTTCGTAGTTGTTTGCGAGCTTCTCGTCCCTGTTCTTCGACCACGCAGACAGCGCAGCGCCGCCCACAAGGGCCGTCAGGCCGAGGACGACCGCCACCACGGGGTTTGACACAATGAAGCCCACAATGCCGCTCAGAGCCTTTGTGATGGTGCCTGCTGCATTGGTGAAGCTGCCAGCGATGCCCGCCAGCTTTGTGCCCACGCCTCCGGAGGCGTTCAAACCGTCAAGGATCTGGGAAAAGCTCTTGACGGCTGTGCCTGCCTCGGTAGCGCCCTCGGCGATGCCGTCGCCAAAAAGTGCCTTGATGGTGTCTTTCGCCGCGCTCAGACCGCCTCCGGAGTAGCTGTCATTTACCGCCGTGAGGGCGTCTGTCAGCCACTTGGAGATGATGTTTCGCTGCTCCTGCGTGACCTCGCCCCACACCAGCTTTGCAAAGTCTGTGGCGAGGCCCGACCAGTTGCCGTTTTTGAGGTCAGAGATCGTGCTTTGCAGCGTCCCTATGATGCCGCTCTTCCATTTGCTCTGTGCCTCGCTGAGCTGATTGTCGATGCGTTTCTGCATCTCAGAGACAGACAAAACCACCTTGTCACAGGTCTGCGTGGTCGTGGTCGTCACTTTTCCGGCCGCATCGGTCACGTTTTTTGTGATTTTCTTGATGGTCTTTTCTGTGCCGTCCACTACCTCAGTCCACGAGTCCGTGATGGTCTGCACCGTCTCTTTGGTGGTGCCTTTCAGCTCCTTGGTGGTGCCGTCGTAGACGTTGTAGGTGTTGTCAGCGGTCTCGGTCACGCGCTGGATGCTGCCGACGATGTTGCCAGTACCGGCGAGGATCTCCTGCGAGGTCTCCTTGATGGTGTCGGCCAGCTTTTTGGTATCAGCGGCGACGTGCTTTTGGGTTGGAGTTGTGGTTGTGGTGGGCGAAGTGGTAGTGGTGGGCGAAGTGGTAATAGAGCTTTTGCTTTTGCCAGAAGGCTTTGCAGGCACCCAGCCGTCATTCTCGTCCCACACCATCCCAGCGTGAGATTCATCCCAGTCCTTTTTCCCCTGTTTTGTTGTCTGGTCAGCGTTAAATGCATTCCAGTACACAGCATCCCAGTCGCCACTAAAAAGCGAAATTTCGCCTTTTCTGAAGGAATCAGCAACAGCTTTCAGGCCCACAAGTGAGGACTTTGCCTTGTCGATCACACCGGAAAGTCCGGTTATCTCCCCGATAAGGCCCGTCCATCCGTCGGTTTTGTAGGCTTCCTGCGCAGCCACCGTCATATCATTAAGATTTGAGATGACCATACCGATGCCGTTGGACAAATCGCCCGTCATGAGTCCGGCCAGCTGGCTCACGTTGTCTTTTAGGGTAGAAACGCGGCCGTTCATGGTCTGGCTCTGGGCATCCATGGCGTTGTAGTAGCGCCCGCCCTCTTCGCTGGCCGCGATAAGGGCCTCAGAAAGCAGGTCGTAGCTGACCGTCATGTTCTGGACATCCTGCACCGATTTGCCGGTGTAGTCCGCCAAGACCTGATAGATGTTGATGCCTGCGTAGGCAAACTGCTTGATGTCTACAGCCGTCGCTTTGCCCACGTTGGCGATCTGTTGCAAGTTGCCCGCCATACGGGACAGCTCCACATTGCCGCCGCCGGTGGCCGAGACAGCATCGCCCAGAGCCATAATGACCTTACGGGAATACCCTGCATTTTCACCGGCGCTGATAAGCAGCTGGTTTGCCTCGGTAAGCGATGCCACATCAAAAGGTGTGCGGGCGGCGTCCTCCTGAATGGCTTTCATGGCCTCATTCGCAGCCTCTGCGCTGCCCAGCATATTGGTAAAGCCGGTGGTGTATTTTTCGATTTCCGCGTTGTACGAAATGCCCATGGACACAAACTGCTTTGCGCCGCTGAGGGCTGCGGTGGAAAGCGTGGAGATGGCAGAAGCCAGAAGCTGCGATTTTGTCAGCGCCGCCGTCAGCCCGCTTCCAGTACTGCCGGCCGACTTACCAAAGGAATCCATGCCGTTGTTTGCGGTTTTTAGGGCCGAGGCGGTTGCTTTGAGCTGCGCCTCGGCTGCTGCAAGCTGTTTTTTCAGCTCTTTGGTCTCGGCCGAGGTCTTGCCCGTCTTGGAGGCAGATTCGTTATACTGCTTTGTCAGTTCCAGCACACTTTTTGCGGCCTTGCTGTACTCGCCGGAAAGCGCCGTCACGGTCTTTTTGGTCTCGCTCTGGACGTTGTTGATGCCCCGCTCATACGCGGACGTGTCCAGCCCAAGGGTGGCGCTCAATTCAAAAAGTTTCAGGTTCCATCACCCCCATTCAAGCCATTTTTGATTCTCTGTATCACTTCTTCGGCGCTTTGCTGCGGCTCTAAGGGGCGGGGGTCGATGATTCCCGCCACCCGGTCAGCCCAGCGCTCTTCTACGCCTGCGAAGCCTGCCAGCGTGTCCGTCATGTATGCCCGGTAGCTCAAAGCAATAGCCTCTTGCCGCCGGGTGTTCATGATGTGCTGGACGATGTAGGGCTTGCCGACGAGCCGCAGCATATCGAGCCGAATGGACGAAGTCAGGCGTCGATACTCGTCTGGCCCAGCTTCGCCAACGATAACAAAAAATCCAGCACGTCCTTGTCCTCGATGGTGGCAGTGATAACGCGCAGGGTCTTGAACGGCGTCATAGTCTCTGGCTTGCCGTCCTTGTCCACGTCCGGCTCATAGAGCAGCGGAAGCAGCTTGGCGGTAGCCTCAGCGTTCTCAAAGAGCAGGCTTTTTGCCATTGCTTTGAGGTTTTTTCGGCTCTGCTCTTCCCTCTTCTGCTTCTTTTCTTCCTCGGTCTCACTGCCGTTGAAAACCGGCATGACCTTGCGCAGATCCATGACTTTGGTCTTGGTCAGCAGGTCAGACACCGCGTCAGCAATGAGCCAGCAGCGCCGCAGGAACTCGGTTTCGTCCATCTGGTTCAGGGTTTTCATGTTGTAACCTCCTTATGCTGCGGCCTTGGGGCTGTAGTACCACTCCATAGGCACCACGTCACTGCCCAGACGGGGGCAGCCGGTCAGGGTGACTGCAATGTTGCCCTTTCCCTTGTCGGTCGTCTTCAGGGTCAAACCGCCGGTGGACAGTGCGTTCATCAGACGTACAGCCACAAAGCCGTCGTCGATGGTGTCGCCAACAAGCCAGATGTCCTTGAAGTCGCCGGTGCTGGCGGTTGGATTCAGCGTCATACGGGGCGTGACTTTCTTTTCACTCACATCCGCAGCGCCCAGCGCCAGCTTGATAACGTCCGTTGTGACGTTTAGGGCCGTAAAGGCCAGCGTGCATTCGTAGTCCTCGATCTGCATCAGCTCTGCGGTGTTCTTCTGGGCGTTGTCCACGTCCGCGCCCAGATCGGTGAAGTTTGGCTTGCAGGTCGCGGTGATGCCGCCGGAGGTGGCGCAAATGATGTCTGCGTCCTGGATCTCGGTCGTGCCGGACGGGTCAAATTTGTTCAGCACGACACCGGCGTTGATCTGCATGGACTCGAACGCTTTCTGCGAAATTTTGGAAAATTTTCTTGCCATATTGCTCCTTTACTCACGGTATAAGCCGTGTAAGTTCAAAAATAAGGTATTCGCACAAATACCCTTCAGGCGGGTTGTTGAGTGGCTGCGCCCAATCTTTATCGTCTTTGTCCAAAAGAATAGCGCCGCCCTCGCATTGGATGGTCAAGCCACCTCTTGGGAGGACCGCGCTGATCGTATCTTCGATTTGCAAAATGGGTGCCCTGCCGCCCTTGCTGGAGTACCACAGCCGGGCGTGGAAGGATGTCGACTTGTTCCAGCCGCCGGGGATGGTGGGCTTGTAGGTCAGATACGGCAGTTCTGCGCCGGGAGGGATATTATCTTCCAGATAGCCGGGGATGCCAAAGCTATTAAAAAAGGCGTTCAGCGCCCGGTTGATGCTCTCAGACGGTCCCATTACGGCAGCACCGCCTTTTTGCACTTCACGGCCCGCAGGCCCATGCCGGATTCTTCCGGAGCGCTGCCCTCATCGGCTGCGCTCGTCACCTGAAAGGTCTGCCCGTCGCTCACCCGCTTGATGTAGTCTGGGAAAGCCAGCGGCACACCGGTGTTGACCAGCAGCGTATAGGTGGACGCTGTAGCCGCCTGCTCTGCAACCTGAGCCTCCACGGTGGTATCGTGACGCTCTACGGCCTCAAATTCCGGGCCGTCCTTCCAGCCGGACACAAAGCCGCCGACGCCATCCGGCTCATAGCTGCGGGTCTGAAAACGGTATTTTTTGGTGAAGCTCTGCATCACGGTGGATGCAGTGAACGGATTGACCATGTCACATCTTCCTCCAATGATTGATCTCGGATTTATAGCGGGTCTTTCCGTCTGCGGGCAGGCCGTCCGCACCTGTAGCCATCGTGCCAGACCAGCCGCCAAAGGACTGGGACACATACACGCCGCCGGACGGGAGCGCCTTGTCGTATGCGTCAATCTTTTCAGCCAGCGCCACAAAATCGGGCGGCACGCGCATGGGCTGCACCGTGCCGTTAAAGGTCTCGGCAGTCAGATCGCCGTCCCCGGCCTTGTGCACGCCGTCATTGAAGATGGATCCGCACACGAGAAAATACTGTCCCGGCACTACCCCGGCGGGCACAGTGTCCGGCTCAAAGACGAACTCCCCGGCAATGGGGTCGTCCGCCCGGTCAAAAAAATTGTGCGTGTAAACGCACAGCTCGGGGACGGTCATTGGGTGCCTCCTACTCAAAAGGGGCGATTACTCGCCCGGGGTGATAGTCTGGACAGAGATGCCGTCCAGATACTCAGCGAACAGGGTCATGCCCATGATGGCGAAGCTCTCAGAGACCGCGGTGTGGTAGTTGCCCTGAGTGTGGAAGCCGATGAGGTTGCTTGCCTCGCCCGCGGTGGTGTAGACCAGACCGGCCTTGGAAAAGTCGCTGTCAGCGGGGTCAACATAGTACAGGACGATGTTGTCCACCGGGGTTGCGATGACCTTTCCACGCGCGATTTCGCCGCTGGAAAGCAGGAAGATGGTGTTGTAGCCCATGAAGTCCTTGATGTACTGGAAGCCAAACTGGTTCTGGACGGTGATGTTGGCCGCGCCCAGGTACTCGTACACATCCAGAATGTTGGCGAAGCCCACGACGCCGGTGACGGTGCGGTGCATGTTCTTGAACTTGTCCTCAACGCTGCCCTTGGCCATCGCCAGAGCCATCTGGAAGGTCTTGGGGGTGCCTTTCAGGGTGCCGGTGTTCAGGTACTTGTAGAAGCGGTCAGTGACGTTCGCGGTCAGCTGGTACAGGAACTCGTCATCGGTCTTCTGAACGGCGACATCGTAGCCGTACTTCTTGATGGATTCCAGAGAGACGGCTTTGGCGAACTTTTCGACAGTAATGTCAGCATATGTCTTTTCTTTGACGGTGAACTTGCTGTAGGGGATCTCCTCGCCCTCAGCAACAGTGCCGCTCTGGAGCGTACCCTCGGCGTACTTGCTCTTGAGGGTAGTGCCGGGCTGCATCCGAATGGGGCGCATGATGCCCATGATGTCGCGCAGATGCTGCCAGTTGCGCTGGAAACGGGTGACGAAGTCGATTTCTCGGGGGTTGACGGTAATGTCGGTAGTTACGATAAGGTTTTCTTTTGCTGCCATGTGTTATTCCTTTCCGCCGCCCGTGAAAAGGTCGGCATTTGCAGCAATCGCGGCCTGACGTTCGCCAGCGTCCTTGATTGCAAAAATTTGGTCTTTGGTCATTTTGGAGCCGGTGTTGGTGGGCGGGGTGTCCACTTTTGCGCCGGTGGTGGTCGTAGTGCCTACGAAGTCGCTCCAATCAGCCTTCAGGCTGTCGGCGTGCTTCTTGGCGTCCTTTACCTCGCCTTTATCGTCCAGCTCCAGCTTGTCGATATCCTCGCCAGACAGCCGCACGACCCGATCAGCATACTTGTCCAGCACCCCGGCGGACTTCAGCAGCTCCCGGAACTTGGCTTCCTTGGCTGCGTGGGTGTCCTTCTGGGTCTGCTGGGCCTTGTAGTCGGTCAGCGCCTTTTCAGCGGCCTGCTTGCCGCCGTTGGCTGCGTCCCGGTCTTTCTCGGCCTGTGTGCGGGCTGTTTTTTCTGCATCCAGCTGGTCTTTGAGTTCGTCTGTCTCCTTGTGCAGGGCGTCCAGAATGGCCTTGGCCTTGTCATCGTTGGAGGTTTCGGGGTTCTCCAGAATCGTGCGGATGTCAGCTCTTTTGAGTGCCATGTGATAGTCCTTTCTGCCCTTGCTCGGGCTGCCATGCTTGGCAATAAGGTTTATTTGCCGGACGTGCTGCCGGCGGTGGTGCCGCCTGTGGGGCTTGAACCCACGGCCCCCGGATTACAAATCCGGCGCTCTGCCAACCTGAGCTAAAGCGGCATAAAAAGCGGCTGACGCTGTGCGCCAACCGCTGAGTATTTAGTTTTTAGTCGAAGTCGTATCTCTGAAATCCAACATTGCTCGTTTTCATAGTAAGGGACACGCCAACCAGTGCGCTGCCCTCTCCAAGAACTTTATCGCAAATTTTTTGGAGTCTGGCTCTTGCTTCGTCGATTTCAAAGCAAAGCCGTTTGTTTGCGTCTCGGTCGTTTTCGACCTTCAGCTCTCGAATTTGATTAGAAATCTCAAGCTGCCGCCGCTCGCATTCCTCGATGCCTTTTTGATGCTTGAGCTGTTCAATACGCAGCTTTTCTCGCTCTTCTGTCAGTTCTTCAATTCTGCTCATGCTTATACCTCCTTGTTTCCTTCCTCCACCGCGATTTCTCGCAGCTCGTCAATGTGTTCTTCCACCGCCGGGCGGAGGAACGGACGGGGGGCCATGCCCCGGGTAAAGTGCCACTTGCCGTTGAAGTCCTTCCAGACCCACGGCGTTTTGCGTCCGTTGCCCTTCTCTGCAAAGATGCCCGTGCCAAGCTCAACGTAGACGCTGTAAAAGAGATTTGACCCGATAGTCACGGTCTTTTTTGCGAGGTCGAGGGCGTAGGTCAGGCTCTGCTTGAGCGCTCCGCCCACATATCCCTCAATGCCCGTGCTGTCTGCCGTGCCTGTGGGCACAAGCAGCTGTGCGTAGTCCTGCACCTTCATGCCCCAGCTGGTCAGCACCCGCTCCGCCCACGAGTCCAGAGCTTCATGCAGCTGCGGGGTGTTGTCGGTGAATTTGATGTCGTATTCAAATTTCATGGCTCACTTTTTCTTCTTTCTGGAGATGTAGCCAATCCACGCATTGCCCTGTTCAACCGTTACGCCAAACGGTTTTTGTGCCAACTGCATCAACTTTGTACGGTCACTCGAAGTCATGCCCTTTAGATCAAAAGCAACTTTCGGGCCGCTCTTGTCCCAATATGTGGTATGAGACGGAGAAGAACCATCGCCACTTCGATATTTGTTGAGGTCAACGCCAACTTGCTCTTTTACGAAAGATACAACGTCGTTATGCGTTTTCTTGTATCTGGAACTATCCACAACAACGGCGGCTTTCTTCGCCTCTTCTGCCGCGATTTTGCTGTAATCCGTCACCCATTTTCCATTCACAAAAGATTCAAACTCATGTTAATTTGCATTTCCGCCGCCCGCTCTCGCAGAGCTGCCCGAACCTCTTTTACTCACGGTAGTGCCTCCTTTCGTATTGAAATGGCTTAATTTTGGTCACGTTCCAGTCAAATTCTGCCGGACACTTGCCGTACCACAAAATACCGCTTGGTTGCAGCACTTCCAGCGCCTTGCGGCAGTGTTTGGCAAAGCACTCCGCTTCGTATGGGTCGGATTGTGTGCCGTGGCTCGAAATGCTCACAATGGCGTTTCTCGGCTCACCATCAAAGCACCAATCATAGCTTTGCTCACCGCACCAGCAGAGCGTTGGAATGACGTGGATGCCGTGCGCCTGCCAGTATGCGGCAAGCCAGTGCTTTTTGTAGTGCATGAAAAGCTGCACCGCAAGCGACATATCGCTGTAAAGCGAAAAATCCGGCGAACATACAGCGCCGAACTGCTGCAAAAGGGGGATGTACTTGTCAGGGTTGTTCCAGAACCGTTCAAACTGGTAATCGTCCTTGTAAAAATGCACGCCTTTTGTGGCCTTGTCTTTGGCCGTTAGCGCATAATTGACCGGGATCCATTCCAGCTTGTCAATGCGGATGTCCGTTTCTGGCTTGATTTCAGGGATGCCATACTTGCCCACGCCCGGAAAAATCATTTTCTCGGTGTTTTCCATCGGCAGAATCACGGTTTATCCCTCCAAGCCTTTAGCCTTTCCATCCTTTTTTCCAATAGGTTTCTACCTTAAAATCCAGACCAAGCCTTTGCATTTTCTTTTTGGACATATAGTAGTAAACCGTATGATGCAATGCTGTAGCGTTTTCGTTTGCTGCTCGTTTTGCCACAACATGATAGCCATAATCTTCCATTTGTTTTAAGGCTCTCTTTTCTTGGCCTTTTGCAACTTCAAGTCTAAATTCGTTGATGTTGTGGTTTTTCAAATAATCCCATTGCTGGCTTCGCTTCATGCTTACGGGCCTTTTATCGCCCTCAAGTACATCAAATCCTTTGTTCCAAATGCAAACATTATCACTTATGTGAAAGAACGCACGAACGCCTTCATCGGTTTCCTTATAGGTTTTCACGCCATCTTTTCCAACAGTAAAAAGCTCTTTTTCTTTTGCGCCAGCTCCACCACCGCCGCCAGATTTTACCCTTGTCGAACTTCCAGAGCCTCGTTTACTCATTCTTGACACTCTCCTTTCTGCGTTTTCGCTCTTCTGCCCACCACATTTGCTCTTTTTCTTTTCCGCCCTTGGATTTATACCACTCGGTGTAATCCATGACGGGGGCGGTCTCTTTGGTCACATTGTCCCGCTGCATGGCGTTCTGCCGGGGATATTTGCCCAGCGCAGAGGACAACACACAGCGGCAGTGGTAGACCATCTCCGGCGCTGCGTTGGGGTCGCCGGGGCGCTGAATCTCGTAACCCATGACCTTGAACGGCTCGTCAAGCTCTGCCGTCTGCTGGTCAAGCAGACGGTGCATCTCACGGGTGCGGTAGTCGTGGGTGGAGTTCCAGCGCTTTTTGACCTCGATGCCCAAAGCCTGAGCGTTTCTCATCTGCTGCAAAGCCCCGGCGTTCTGGGCACTGGTAAGGGCCGTGATGGCGTTGTTCATAGCCCAGTGGATCTCCGTATCAGCCATGCCGTTTACGGCCTGCACGGCGATGTCGTGGACGCTCTTGCCCTGCACGATGCCCTGCATGACGTAGCGATTGAACACCCGGGCGTCATAGGTGCGGTTGCTCTCGCTCTTGATGCGCTTGTTGGGCACCATGCGGGGGTTCTCCTTCAGCAGGAGCTTGACCGCTTCGGTGTTGTACAGGGTCAGCCCGAACGTCACACCTGCGGCCTGTTCCAGCTCGTAGAAAGCCCAGTTTGCGCCAAAGGAAAAGATGTTGTATTGCTCGTCCCGGGCCAGCTTGTAGGCCGTCTCTTGGGCTGTGGTGCAGGTCTTGGTGATGCCGTCCAGCTTGGCGTGCATCAAATCGGACTGAAAGACCTGATTTTGCAGCCAGATGCGGTAGTCGTCCTCTGTAATCTCGCCTGCGTCCAGCTGCGCCCGCTTGCGCTCGTCCAGCGCTTTGTACTTTGCCAGAAACTCAGTGAGCTGGTCTTGCATCTCCCGGCGGGCAGTACCGTATAACCGCAAAATGCGGCGGCGCAGGCGGTTCAGCTGGCGGGTAGAGATGCGGTCACGGTCGGTTTGTTTCATGGTCGTCTCTGCCGCTATAGCGGTCTGGAAACACTAGGTCATGCATAATTTCGGCCTGTTTTTCAATTTCGGCCTGAGATTTTGCGTTCAGTGCGTTAATAAAAGCCTGAACAAGCGGGTAGTCTTCATTCTTACTCATCATTATTGTCCTCCTCGTCCTCCTCGCCCACGGTTTCCCGTGTTGCGCTCTCAGCCATCAGCGCGGCCTTGGCCTGCTCCTTTTGTTCCGGGGTCAGGTTTGGCAGCAGGTCAATGGCCACGTCCTGCCCGATGATCGGCGCCTCAGAAATCACCGTTGCGACCTGTTCAGCGGTGTTGGTGATCTTGCTGCGGTTGAATGTCGGCATAGCGTTATCGAAGCCGGCCAGTGCGCAGATCTGCCGGATGAACGGCTTGACCTGAGCCTCAAAGTCGTCCGCGTTCTGGTTCAGCGGCTCATAGGCCGCATCCAGATGGTCGTTGGTGCTGTCCGCGCTGACGCAATGCACATCCAGACCGCCGAAGTCCTCATACACCCGGGTGTGGAGCAGCTCCAAAAGAGCCTGCCGGGCCGTCACAGGGATCTCGGTGGTGTAGGGGGTGATCTTGCCGCCCTCGCTGGTGTCTGCGCCTGCAATGTGGTACAGATTCAGCTTGACGAGGAACTCCTGCAGCTCGTCATCGGTCATGCCGTTGAAGTTCTCGCACAGCCAGTAGATCTGCGAAAAGTCCTGCAGGTCATTGCAGAAGCCGGACATCACCAGATCGGTGTTGTCAATGTAGGCTTTCAGCCCCACAAGGGTGCTCTGGTGCAGGTCGGAGCCCCACAGCGGCACAATGGGGAGAGCGCTGTAGTTTTCGCCCTCCACGCTTTCCAGCCCGCCGCCGGGTGTGGTGACGGTCACGCTCTTGTATGCCTGCTTCTTCACGGTCTCTTGCATCGTGCGGTTGATTTTACTTTCCGTGTACTCAGTGAAGCCGTCCAGCTCGTACAGGATATAGTGCATATCCGTGTCCGGGTTCAGCCGCCAGAAGCGCACACCCGCCTGCAAAAGGCCGGTCTTTTCATCGTACAGGGGCGCGAACTCGGTCAGCTTGAAAACCACCAGATGGTCGTTGTTCCAGAATCCGAAGCTCTCACCGTGGATCAGGGCGAAATATCCGGACTTCTGGATCTGCTCGTCAAAGTTCTGCCCCAGCCTGTCCTTGTCCACGCCATCGTCCGCAAAGACCACGCCGTTGCCGAGGGAGTAGGTCGCCCGCTGCTTGTTGAGCCGCCGGAAAAGATTGCTCTTGACCATATCGGGGTGTGGAGTGTCCTGCTTGGTGTTTTTGGATAGGCGCTTCAGCATCAAAGCGTAAGCCTGTGCGAAGCGTTCAGCCCCCGGGTTTTTCTGGGCATCGTACAGGTCGGCGTCCAGCGCCATCTTGTACGGCCCGGAAGTGCAGTGCTGCTGCACGAATCGCCGGATAAAATCAGGCTGTTCCCCGGCGGCTTGCGCCTGCTGGAAGGTCTGGAATGTGTATACAGTGCTCAAAATCAATCCCTCAGTTTCACAAGGCGCTTTGTGCGCACGAAATAGCGGATAGCGTCCATGCAGTGGTCGTTGACCTTCAGCACGGTGTCGTCTTTATCTGGATCCCAAGCGTACACGCCGAACTCTTCCAGCGTGTGCTTGCAGTCTTTGTAAATCTTCAGCCGCCCGGTCTGCAGCATGGTCTGCACGTCCAGAATGCCGCTCAGAACGTCGTTGTTTGCTGGGGTCTGGGTAAAGCCGTTCTTGCGCAGCTCTGTAATCAGGGGCAGGGCAGAGGGGTCAACGATGATCCTCTCTGGCTTGAGACCGTTAAGCCACGCCTTGAGGTCTGCAACATACTCGCCCACGGTCTTTTGCCGCTTCTGTTCGCGGCCGCTGTAGTAGTACTCCCGGGTGATGATCCAACAGTCTGCATCTGCCTGCTTCTGGAACAGTAGAAAGGTCGTTGCGTTCTGGGTGCCAAAGTCGCAAGCCACATAAGCGCTCTTTGGAGACAGCGCAAGAAGCACGTCAACAACGTGCTTTTTGCGGTCGAACATGTCATATACAAGGCCCTCGGCCACCGTCCACAGGCCCAGAATGTAGCGCTGGTAGAAAACGCCGCTGTACTGGCTGCGGTATCTGGCCTTGATGTCCTCGGAAAGTGACAGGTTGTCGTCCATCGTGAAATGGAGATACATCATCTTGCGGGAACGGCATTTCCGCACCCATTCCAGATAAAACCAATGCTGCGGGCTGCCCGGGTTGCAGTTGAACCAGAATTTTGACCCGGTGACAGAGCAACGGGCTGTGGCCTGATTGACAAAGCTCTGCGGCATCAGGGCCACCTCGTCGAAGAACGCGCCCGCAAGGGTGATGCCCTGAATCAAGTCCTGACTGCTCTCGTCTTTGCCTCCAAAGAAGTAAAACTCGTTGGCTTTGCCGCCCTTGCTGACGGTCATGCAGTTTTCGGCCCGGTGTTCCTTGACGTTGTAGCCACGGGCTGCAAGCTGCTGCTTGAGCGTCCCCAGCACGTTGCGCCGGAAACTGGCGATGGTCTTGCCACACATGGCAAACTGCTGGCCGCTGTAGCAGGTCATAGCCCACTGGACGAACGAAAAGCTCATGGCAAAGGTCTTGCCCGAGCGGATAGCGCCATCAGCAATGATGCCGTTGTAGCTGCTGTATGCGCTCTGCGGTGTCCACCAGCTCAAGACCTGCTTTTGCCGTTGGCTGAGGGCTTTCCATCGAAAACCGCTACTTTTTCGCATTGTCGTCTTCTTCCTCCGGCAGCATCTCCACGTCATCCGGCGGGCTGAGGTCTGCGGCGGCATTCAATGCCTTTATCAAACCATCATCGTGACGCTCTTCCTGCTCCGCTTCTTTCGGCTTATCGCTCCAACCAAAATTAACTTGCAGGCTGAATCTTGCGCCGCCGTTTCCGTCACGATCATAGAGCCGTTCTTCGGCGTATCTCTCGCATCGAAGCTTCGCGCGCGTTATCGTGTCAGAAAACTCGGGCTTGCCTTGATAGTCGATTAAAGATTGCCGAGACTTAAACCCCAATGCTAAAGCCAAGCCAGTGACTGTTTCTGGTCGTTCGTCGATTTTTATCACGTTCCCATATTTGTCTAAAACAGGCTTTCCGACTTCGTCTTCTAGGACGGTCCCTTCACAGCTTTTGAAGAACTCTTCGATTTTTTTCTCAAGTTCTTCTTTGCTCTCAAAGACGGGCGGTCTGCCTATCCTTTTGTTTTTGCTGTAGGCCACCGCCACCACCTCTCTAAACTCACGCAAAAGAAAAACCGCCCGGAAAATCCGAACGGTCAAAATATCGAATGTGCCGCCAGCCGGATTCGAACCGGCACCCACGGAATGGATGTGCGCAGTGGTTGGCTGTGCAGTGATGTTCCCGTGGTATCACCAATGTTGTCCCGCCTTAAATGGGCGGCGCTCTGCCTATTGAGCTATGACGGCATATAATAAGAGGCTTTGCTTGTCGGGTGCAAAGCCTCTGCGTCCAGAACTTTCGCGGCTGGATGCCCCGCTATTGCACTCCCCGCTCTCGTCAGATCATGCAAGCACTCCCGGCAGGGCTCGAACCTGCAACCGGCGGTTTTGGAGACCGCTGCTCTACCACTTGAGCTACCGGAGTATAAAAACCGCCCTCGGACTCGAACCAGCCAGCAATATCTCAGCTGACACGCGCTCCAAACTGCGCTCAGGCGGCCATATAAAACAGCCCCGGTTCTCCGCCGGGGCTGTTGTTTGACGCACATCCCGTCGGGAAACCTACCCACACCCTCGGGGATTCAAAGCTTTCTCTCGTGGCACGGGAGGTTAAGCGTGCAGCTTTGTGGGGGATGAGTCCATGCGCCATATGGTGCGATACGGCGGAATCGAACCGTCTCCTGTCTCTTATGAGCGACAGGCTGCCTTTATGTCAGTGTATCGCATAGAAGCAGCCCGCAAAACGGTGAAGGAGAACAGGAAAGCATGAAAACCTGTCACAAGGAAGGGACCGTTCTGGAAGCTGCGTGGCAAGCGGCCACCGCTTAGCGCTGAACCGCTTATTAGAATTTTACATCTAAGCTTGCAGACTTGAAAAGGGCCGACCCCTGCCAAAATCACGCTGTGTTTTCTTGTGCATGTTGTACACTTTGCACGTCAGAAAACTCTTCCCATATTTCAGCCAGAGCCATGCATCCGCGTTTGATTCGCCGGTAGACCACCTCTGCCCCGCATACGCCGACTTCTCTTGCGATTTCCTTGTGAGACTTGCCCATGACATAGTGCTCGCAAATCGCTTCGGCGCATTCCGGCTCGGCTATCAGGCAGTATGCCCGCCGGGTGGCCTCGACACGCAGATTGCACAGGTCCGTCTCCATCCTCTGAAGCTGTCGGCGCTCGGTGTCCAGCTGCTCTACAGCAAAGCCCACCTTGTCCCCATTGCCACCACCCGCAGGCATCCCGCTCAGGCTCTGGGTACATTTTTCGGCCACGTCCCGGATACGCTGTATTTTTTGCTTCTGGACTTCGATAGTTGCCGCAAGGTCGCGGCACTGTTGGAACCACGACTTGACGGTGCGGTAGTCCACGTCGCTGTCCGGCTTTGGCGTGTTGGTGTCAAGCGTCCACGTTTGGGTCATCTGAGTCCCTCCATTTCTTCAATCTCAATTTCCACCCTTGGTTTCTCCCGGTCAAGTTCCACCCGGCTGCCATCGTGGGCGGCAACAATCTTGCTGTTGTCGTCCTCCAGCACGCGGGATTTCACCAGAATGTCCGTGGTTGCCTCGATGAGGTTTGCCAGATCGACCCGGCGGGCGGTCTTCATGTAGTACACGCACCTCACGTTCACGCGGGCAGAGATGGGGCTGCGCGGCCTTTTGATTTGCCGCAGGCAGTCCGTCTCATAATCCACGTAAGCCTTGCTGGGGGCCACAAAGCGCCCGCCTGAGCGGCTTTTGAGGATGCGGGCAGAGTTTTTCTTGGTGCGGGGGTCGCCGTAAAGGGTCAAGTGCATTTCTTCCGTTCCTCGCTGTTCCACTGCTTGAGTGTTGGTGCGTAATGTCCGCACATCAAACAAGAAAGTTCAGTCCCAGGGGCTGACAGCACTGTGAGCTTCGGATTAACTGACTTGATTTTCTTTCCCCATGCAAGAAATCCGCTCCCGCACTTTGGGCAAGGAAGAACAGTGTATGATTTTTTTATCACTTCACATCCTCCATCAGATCATCAATGTGCATCTGCACAGCCTGTTCCGGCACATCTTCCCAGCCGATGCCGATGTAGTCCAGCACACGGCCCCAGCCGTACCAGTTGCCGTTTTCGGCCATAATATCCTGTACAGTTTTCATTTTTTACCCCCATTGCTCAGACATAGCTTTTGCAATGCCGGGAAATGTTTTGCTTCGCTGTTTCGCTGTTCTGTGGCCACTTTGAGACCATGCGTCTTTTCGTTTCACCGCACGATGATCTGACGACGCGACCCATTTCGACGTAGGTATAACGATATCTGTAGCGAACAGTCCCGGAATGTTTTTCAGCCATAAGCACGTCGTTTTCATGTATTCATCTCCGAACATATACGGCTGAATGATCTGGCTGTATTCTGGCAGTCCAAAGATTCGCATTGGTATCGGATTTTCTATTGCTATTTTATCCACCGGGGCATTCCAGAACTTCATGAAAAAATCTCGTGCATCGCATCCCTTTTTATATCGCTCTGCTTGAATTTTGCCGTCAATCACTAACCTATTTCCGCCGGCTTTTGTCAAATAAGTGCAAGGCGGGTGTGCAATGAGCAAGTCCCACTTGCCAACGTCATGCGTTACGCCGTCCATCGTCACGACTTGCCCCCCCTCCAGAGCCTTGAGCGCATCTCCAAGAATGTGCCATTCAGGATGCCCACCGGACGGCTCCTGAATGTCGCAGGAGTAGGCTTCGTGGCCTTTTGCCCGGAACGCCTTGCATACTTCCTGCGATTCCTCACAGGCGATAAGTACTTTCATCTGTCCGCTCCTCCGTTCGCTCCCATGTACTTCTTGCGGCCTCGCTCACGGTGGCGGTCCTCGTGGTCGTAGTAGTAGACCTTGCCTGTGTCTAGCATCTCGCGGGTATAAGCGGCTTCTGCGCCGCGCTGACGCTTGTACTCGGCGTACTTCGGGCAGCTGTCGTGACAGATCGGATGCCGGTCTGGGCAGTCTTTGCAGGGTTCAAGTTTTACCATTGGTCTGCACCCCGCTGTCACCATTGAGCATGTAACCAATGCGGGTCAGTATGGTATCCAGCACCTGAACCGTTTGCTCTGCCCTGATTGCGTACGAGTACCCCCAATTTCCGCTCCCGGCCAGCCCGTCTTTCCAGTCGGTCAGGTACTTTTTCATAGATTTCGCGTCAATCACAGGCACTGCCGGTTCATCTTCCAGCACATCCATCGCGTCCATAATCTGACACGCGCGGCATCTTACGCCGTTGTAATGTTCGCAGCCACAGCAATATGCCGCTTTGATGTTTGCTATGGCTTTTTCACGGTCGATAAATTCGTTCATTTTTCAATCTCCCTCTTTGTCAGTTCGCTCGCCCGCAGCCTTGCAGCTTCACGCGGGGCAGTCTTTACACGGCGTCATTGTCATTTCAACACCTCTGTTCTCACTGGCTTGATGTCCCGATACTCGGGGTAATGGTCGCCCGCCAGCTGGCAGGCCCGGAACTCTGCCGCAAACTGGCTCGCGGTATTGATCCGGTATGTAAGCGCCGCGTTCCCGTGCGGGCCGCTGCACTCTACGATGACTTTGTATCTAGGCATTTCGTCCTCCGTTCTGGTTTTCTTGCCCAAGAAGCATTCTTTCTGCTCTGGACTTGAGCATCCGGGTGCGGGCAGCAAGGCAGCGCTTTACCAGAATCTGCTCGCCCTGGGCCTTTTCGATGGCCTTTTTCCACGCCGGGAGAAGCTGGCTCTGCCAGCTGCACTCCGAAATCACCTCGTGGAATGTCTTATAGGCCATCTCATCCGGCACATCCTTGAGCGATGAGTTCGCCCAGATCTCCGCGATGCTTGCGCGGTTCTCTGCGGTCTGAGGCCGTCCAAAATAGGCCTCAGCGTCCGCAAGGAGCTTTGTCATCATCTCCACTGTCACGGTTTCACCCCCTTGAAAATATTTGCGTATGCTTCTGCGGTGCTTTCTGTGGCTTGTTTCCCGCGAGGCTGTTCTTGTCGGCGCTGCTCATTCGCTGCCACGTCCCCCGGGGTTCGTATCCCGTCCCGCTGCCAGCCAGACAGGATGCCGTTGATGTAGTTCCACGAGTGCTTCCCGGCCTCTGCGGCCTTGTCGATCGCCAGCAAAATCATCTCCGTGCTGTACTCCTGCCGCCATTTTTGAAGTTTTTCCAGCGCCGAACGCGGGAAGTCGCCGATAGCCCGCTGGTAATGCTGGACGATTTTTGATAACTCCATATCAACGGCGGCGGTGTTATCGCGCTTTACAACATCTACATCCCCATCTACATCTACATCCCCATCTACATCTACATCTACAGTTATTTTTGTTATGTCGTCATTAACATTGTTATCGTTTGTTATTTTTGTTATGTCGTCAGGCTTTCCCCAGCGCTTTGCCATACCGCGTTTTCCGGCGTTGCTGCGTTTCTTGCGGGTTTCATCCCATTTTTCAGACGCCCGTTTTACGTCGCTGCACATAAATTTCCAGTTGACACGCATCCCACGGTCTGAAAATTCGGGTTTTTCTCCAGTTTTGGCATACCGTGCAAGAGCTCGCATCAACTGCCCAACCTCTGCGTCGGAGTATTCTTCCAGCGCGTCGAACCAGCTCAGATACGCCACAAATGACTTTTTATCGTCCTGTGCCACTCAATCACCTCCTTTGCGCGCCCGTATAGCCAGATAGCGCAGCTCTCGGTTTAGAACGGCAAGTCCTCCGAATCGTCGATGACTGAAAAGTCGTCTGCGCTGCCCTGCGAATACTCCGGCACGCTCTGGGGCTTCTGCGGGGCGCTGTGGGCGGCGTTTGCTTCGCGCACATGATTTTCCGTCTGCTGGCCGAAATCGCGCACAGCGGGCTTCTCTGCGCTCTTTCCGCCGCAAAAGCTCACCTGCGACGCAAGAACCTCGGTAGCTGTGCGGTTGTTGCCGTTCTTGTCCTGGTACTGACGGGTCTGCAAGCTGCCTTCGATGGCAATCATGCTGCCCTTCTGGAAATACTTGGAGACGAACTCGGCGGTCTGCCGCCACGCGGTGATGTCGATAAAATCGGCCTTGCGCTCTTCGCCCTGCCGGGTAAAGCTGCGGTCAACCGCAATGCGGAAGCTGCACACGTTGGTGCCGTTCTGGGTGGTCTTGAGCTCCGGGTCGTAGACCAGACGGCCCATCAATGCTACGATGTTAAGCATGAGACATTCCTCCATCTTCTTTCGGCTGTTTCTTTGCGCATTCTACGCAGAGTATACGCCCATATTTTGCCTTGCTTCGTTCCGCTGCCTGCTCAGCAGTCATCTTTTTCCCGTCCTTGGTTTTGATGCCGATGATTTTCTTTCCACAGCAGGCGCACACCGGGGCGGGAATGTCCGGAAGCGGGGTATACTTGGAGGAGTCATCTTTCCAGTACACGTTCGCGCCAATCCCAAGCGCCTTGCAGGCCACGCTCTGGGCATCTGTATACGCCTTTTTGTAAGCGTCATCATCCGTTCGGAGCCCGCCGGATTCCATCGCAATCAGCATAGAGCCTCCCACTCCGGGGATGGGGGCGCTCCACGCTTCCCCATCATCCTGCCTGACGTACAGATTCGTAAAGCACTGCACGACAACTTCGCCCTTTGCTCCGGTCTTTTCCTCGAACACCGGCGGGTCGAACTTCCAGCCCGTACCAGCCGGGCCAAAAAGCTCAGTCAGCTTCTTGATGCGCCACATGGGGTTAATGTCGGTCCTGCCCTTCAGGCGGCCCGCTGCGATAGGCTTCTGGGCGTCTTTGGGGACTTCCCGGCACTGCTCGTAAATGGTCATTTTATCCATGATCGTATGTCACCTCATCCATCCCGTGTGCCCGGCACAGATCTGCCAGCCACCCAAGACCCGAATTGTAGGCCGCCTCAATGTTGCCCATCGCGTCATCTAACCCGCCGGTCTGGGTGGAGCTGATAAGCGGGAAGGCGTTTGACTCATCTGCCAAAGCAACTACGGCTTCCAGTGCTGAAGCGGCTGTGCCGAGGCTGTACTCTGCATCCGAAATGGCTTTTGCATATCCCGTCGGAGACATCCCATAATCTAATCTGCCCGGATAAAAACGGTCTTCCGCGTCGGTCGCAAGCATCATCTGACTTACACTCATCAAGAGGATTGCGCATTTCGTAAGCTCTGCTGCCGCCCGATGCTTGAGCGCAAGATTCCATTCGGGGACGCTGACTGCATACCGCAGAACCGCTTTGCGGCGTTCCTTTTGCTCTAAAGTCATGTATGTCACCTCTGGTGGGCCTTCTGCCGGTGCTCGTCCATAACGACGTACAGACGGTCGGGATTTTCTGCCGCCAGCTGGTCGGCGTACTGGATGCCCGCCAGCGTGTTCGGCATGGGGATTTCGTTGACAAAACGCAAATCCGCGTCAAAAATCTGTACCGTGCTCACCTTTTTCTTCTCCTTCTTCTGGTTGATGTGCCGCAGCCGCTCCGGCTGACGATTATGCCAGCGAATCTCTGCGGCGCGCATATATCTACCGTTCATATTCCTGCTCCCTTTTCATGCCGGCCTTTCTTTTTGCAGTAGCGGCGAAGCGGAGGGAGACAGTCAACCTCCGCACGATCAATGCGCTCCTGCTCAAAAATGTACTTATGCGGGCGCTTTTTTTCATGGCGTCGGTGTCCAACGGAAGACACAAAGCTGTTGGCGGTCTTGTATCCAAGCTTCGCAGCGCACATGGAGGATGTTCCCGCTGCCACTACATCACCGGTCTTGGCGCTGTACACGGTGTACCATGTGATATAGTGGATGTTATCAGCCATGTGCAACGTCCTCCGCATCGTGGAGGGCTGTGAGCAGCCCATCTGCTGCCGCGCTATAGACCTCTGATTTTTCCCGACAGATGACCCGCATCCAGATGTCTCCCGTGAGTGCGGACTCCGTTGCAAGCCGTGTGGCTGTTTTCAGATACTCTTCGGCCTGCTGCCGAACCAACTCTTCCAGCTTCATGCGTCCTTCTCCTCATCCTGCGGATACTCCGAGTTCCGGGCATGGTTGCGGACGATTTTGCCGTAGCCGCTGCGCTTATACCGTTTATTGTCCTCGTGCATCCCATAAAGCGACATTGCCAGCCCGGCAGTGGATGCAACAATAATCCAAGGCGCGGCATGCGCAGCCTCGGCGATGTCCCAGCCGCCCCAGTAGGTCAGCGCAACGGCCAGCAAAGAACAGGCCCAGCGCACCGCCTGCACCGCGCCGATGATAGCCAGCAAAGCCAGCCCGTCCAGCGCTAAGATGAGCCGAAAATTCATCGGTTTCTTTCTCATTCTCTCGGTTCCTCCTTTGTGTAAACCTTTTCGAGCTTGTAAAAGTCCTTCACCCACGCCATAAAACCGGCGCGGGAGATGTCAGGGCAAGGCTCTTTTGTTCCTACGGACGGAATCGCCCAGCTGGTAAACAACCCCGCCTGGATCTGTGCTCCCAAAACCTTTTCGGTCTTTGAGATGTTGTTGTCCCGAAGGATCTGGACGCATTCGCCTATCGTAAGGCTCGGCTTTTGCATGGCCTGCTCCTTTCTCTCAATTTGGTTTTGCAGTGCTTTTTACGGCTCTGCTTCCGAGAACTCACCATTTTTGAGCGTGTACCAGACGTTTTCCTTGATGTGAGCGCCGTCTACTTTTGCCATCTTTGCCCACAGCATATTGCCGTCATCGTCGTACTCGGTCAGCACCAGATAGCAGCCAAGAATGCCCCGTGCCTTACTGTGCGCGCCGTTTGCGACGGCGATATTGTCTTTCCCATCTGCTTTTGCTCTGCAATAAGTCCCAGTGGCTGCCGCCGTGCTGTAATTGCCGCTGGAACCCGCCGTGCTGTAATCGCCGCTGGAACCCGCCGTGCTGGAATAGCCGCTGGAACCCGCCGTGCTGTAATTGCCGCTGGAACCCGCCGTGCTGGAATAGCCGCTGGAACCCGCCGTGCTGGAATAGCCGCTGGAACCCGCCGTGCTGTAATCGCCGCTGGAACCCGCCGTGCTGTAATCGCCGCTGGAAAAAGGTTCTTTGCCTTTCACCCGATTAAAAACGGCATTCACCGTAGCTTTTACCAGCCCTGCAAAATTCACCTCGCCTTTCACCGTAAGCTCAGTGCAGGCCAGTTTGCTGTCCTTTCTGCTTTTATCCACGTTCCCGCCGCACTCGACCTCAAAAAAGCGCGGGCTGTCCCTCAACGGGTAATAGTGCAGCACATCCAGCGGGTTCTCACAGGCGTGCATACCAGCGCGGCAGCAGTCGGCCTCCGGCTCTGTGTAGGTCTTGCCCACGTCATACTGCTTGCCATGGCACATCATGTTTTTGTCCATGGCCTTGTAGGCGATGATTTTTTCACTCATGCTCATAACCTTCCTTTATTGGTGTGTTTCTTCTGTGCAGGCATGGTCAACGCCTCACTTCTTAGAGCTGCCAAAGCTGCCAATGAGCCAGAGCGCGATCCACGTCGCCGTTCCGGCGGCCCAGGTGAACGTCCAGTGCATCAATGCGCAGATGGCCCACACGGCGGCGCAGGTAACGCCCCACGAGATGCCCAGAAGAACGGCAAACGCGATGATGATCGCCAGTGCTTCACCCATTGTTCCGCGCCTCCTTTGCGGCGCTCTCAGTTGCCTGTGCCGCTGAGTTCGCGCACCACTTGCCCGCCGGGGCGGTCTTGCGGGGGTCTTCCTGGGCTGCCGCGGCTTCGTCCTCTCCCAGCAGCTTGTTCAAATCGGCCAAGAACTGGCTGCACATCTTCGCTTTTATAGCTTCCTCCGGCTGACCATACGGGCCGCAAAATGGCCCGGACTTGAAAAACGACTTTGAACGGAAGTCCTCTTCCAAGAACTGATACTTGCCAATCAGCTGGCAAACCTTATCGCGCATCGTGGTTTTCATAAAGATCCTCCTTGCATCAATGACGCATGACAATGTTGGACGAATGAACCAGATAGGTCACACCGTCAATCACAACCTGAAGCTGGTCGCCTTCATAGTCGCACCAGCTTTCAACATTGCCCTCGACAATCGTTCCGTCGGGCATTTTCAGCTGCGCCCAGCTGTATTCATAAGTCAAATCGATGACCTGCTTATTGCATCCGGCCATCAGCAAAGCGCTTGCCAATACGGACGCTACGCCAACAATAATTTTTTTCATGCTCGTTTCTCCTTTTAATAAAATGTCTTCTCTTTGCTATGCCATTGCAGTTCTCTGCGTTTCCTAGCCTCACTATTCCCTGCCTTTGCTAAACATCGCTTCTCAAAGCCATTGCGCTACTTGACTAAGCTGGTCCTTGCCAAGCCGTTCCATTGCAAATCACGGCATTTCTTCTCTCTTCCATGCCAATGCATCCGAAGCAAAACCTTGCCGCAGCGAAATGTTACGGTGCACCGCTTTTCCTTCGCAAATCACATCAGCGCTTTTCTCTGCCATTCCTTCGCGTCGCCATGCTCTGCTCCGCCTTCGCCTTGCCTGTCTGTGCTTCTCAGTGCCACTGCACAGCAGTTCACCTCATAGCCTTCGCAAAGCATCGCCCTGCCTCGCCCTGCCCTGCCGTTGCCGCGCCAAGCGTCGCCTTTGCACATCTTCTCAAATCACGGCAATGCCGTTGCAATGCAAATCACTGTTGCGCTGCGCAGAGCCATCGCACGGCCAATCTAACTCAGCCTTGCCGTTGCCAAGCCGTGCATCGCACCGCCTCCGCGAATCAGGGCCGTCAATGCCATGCCCTTGCTCTCAAGCCTTCACCTCATAAGCGGTGTAGGTAAAGCGGCCCTTTCCGCTGTTGCGCCACTGGCCGATGCCGCGCAGAATGCCATAATCCAGCCACTCACGCACAACCTTTTCGTGGCTGTCGTCAAGAAGGATCACGTCAAACTCACAGCTGCTGAGCGCCGGGATCTCCTCACTGTTGGCAAGGCTCACACGCTCGCCTTGTGCGGTCTGAGCGCGCAGCGGACGCTGGCAGTCGGTAATCTCACCGTTCACGTGAATGGGAATCATGCGGGGCTGGACGAAGATCAGACCGTCAATGACCTTCTTGTAAGCGGTCAGCTTGCCGCTTTCGTTCGCAGCCCGCTTCTTTCCCGTTTCGGTCTTTCCGCCGATGCGGGAAAGCATACCGCAGGCATCCTTAAACATGCCTTTGATCTGGTAATCGTAAAAGATCGGATTGCCGTCCGGGTCACGCGGGAAAACGGTCATGCCCTTGTCAGCTACCGCATCAGGGCCAAGAGCCGCCACTTCATCCTCGATGGTTGCAGCATCCGGCGACTTTCTGGCGATGAACTCGCGGGCCACATTGGGGTTTGCGGGCCATGTGCCCAGCACCGGCTCAACAAACGTAGCTTTCACATGCAGCTTTTTCATAATAGTAACCTCCAAAATATATTGTTTACGCCACCCCGTCCTGGTTGTGCTGCCGGGCGGCAAGCTCCATCTGCTCCACGCTCTGCCTGCGCTCCACGCTCTGCCTGCGCTCCACGCTGGGCAGCATTCCCACGGCCTTGAGCTGCTCATAAATAAACCGCTGGCCCGCTTCCGTCCATACGGTGGTGTTCTTGGTGTCCCACTCGCCGGTGCTCTTGTGCTGGAACGGCGTGGATTTGCGGTTTTTGGTGTAGCCCTTGCCGCAATACTTGGCGTATAGCACCCACTGGCCGTCGCTGGTCTTGTACTGGATCTTCAGGCCGTGAAGGATGCTGTTGAGTTTCTCAGCACTCAGGCCGTAATCCTTGGCAAGGGTGGTAGTGGTGCGGCAGTTTTTGCCCACGCACACCGCCCGGGCATACTCTGCATCCGGCTTCAGGTCGTTGTTCTCTGCCAGAAGCTGGCGGTTGGCGGCCTTGAGCTGGTCGTTCTGTCTCTGAGCGATGAGAACCGCCCGGCGCATGACCGCTTCCGGGCTGTTCCACTGCGCCTCCACGGCCAAGAAATACTGCCGGGCTTGCTTGCCTCGCTCGTTGCGCTGGATCATGCAGAGCTCTTTGGCCATTGGGATAGTAAGTTGGTGGTCAACCTTGTTCTGACCACCGTGCTGTTTTTCGCTTCCCAAATTTGAGAAGCAAGATTCAAAGTCAACGTGCTCGGTAAAAAGCCCACCTTCGCACATCCGCTTGAACCAGTCGGCGTACTTCGTGCCGACCTGCAAAAACTCGTGCAGCTCCCGGCCGCTCACTGTGGGGCGTTCTGGGTTATCGTAGCTGACAGGAATCAGCGATTTTAAATTGTCCATGCTTTCACCTCCCATCACGCTGCCCCGTCCTGCTGGTTCTGGCGGTCGTTCTTGCGAACGGCAGCCATTCCCATTCCCATCCAGAGCAAGGTCTGCTTGTCGCGCGGATCCAGCGAGTCAAACAGCTCGTTTACCAGCGCGTCCGCAGCGTGAGCCCCGTCGATTGGGATGCTGTACCGCTCTGCGGCCAGATCGGTGCGGTTCTTCTTTGCCTTTGCCATAAAATCAACTCCTTCTGTGGTTGGCTCCCACAACCTTGCCCGGCTGGCTGCCGGGTGGTTTCGACCCTTGCCACAGGGTCATCATCAGGCGGGATAATCTCTCAATTACGGTCTGCGCCAAGTGTCACGTTCTTCACACTCAAAATGTGCGCGACTCCTGCAAAAGACGCTTCAAAGTCCAGAACCGCCTGTGCAAACGCTTTGGCTTCCGAGGATTCATAGACCTCTGCCGTAGCAATGTAAACCTGACCGTCTGTGCCAAGATACTCAATATTGATAAGCATCGTTCAGCCCTTCTCTCAAGCCTGAAATGCCGGGCACACAGTGCCGCGGAAGTGGGTGAGGCGGATCGCGTGCTTCAGCTCCTTCTCGCTCATGCAAGCGGTCTGGAGCTGGCTGACGAACTTGATCGCCCACCACAGTCCCTGCACGGTCTGGCGGTCAAGCACCGCACGGCGCTCGGCGTCGGTCTTTGCGGCGTTGTACCGCTGCAAGGTGCATTCGCAGCTTGCAATGAAGTTGGCCGGAATGTTAATAGAAAGTGCGTTCATGGTTTTGTCCTCCTGTTTGCTTGCGTTTGTTGATTACATGACAAGTATAAGTCATTAAACAACATTTGTCAAGGGTATTTTTGTTGATTTCTTAAACAAAATTCATTGACTTCCATTTTGCGCTGTGTTATAATAAGGTCACGGAGGTGAGCTCCATGACAATCGGCGAACGAGTCAAGGAACTGCGGAAGCAGATTAACTTGACGCAGCAAGCCTTTGCAGACAGACTGAACCTCAAAAGAAATACAGTTGGCAGCTACGAAGTAAACGTAGTGGAACCCAGCGACCGAACGATCTCCGACATCTGCCGTGAGTTCAACGTCAACGAGACGTGGCTGCGGACAGGCGAAGGGGAAATGTTCAACCAGATCACCCAATCGGAAAAGCTTGCAGCGTTCCTCGCCGACATTACGGCGGATGAGGGAGACGACTTCAAGCGTCGGTTTGTGGAGATGCTGGCAGAGCTGGAGCCCGAGGACTGGAAGCTTTTGGAGCGGATGGCTGAAAAGCTGCAAAAAAAAGAGGGAAACCCGTAAGGGTTCCCCTTCTTTTGCTACCTTGATTTATTTTATCAGCCTGCTGGCGTACACCCAGATTAGGCGCAGCTTGCGCGGATCTGCCTTCTCTAGCAGTTTGGTGATTGCGTCAATGTAGCTTTGTCGGTCTGCGGTGTTCATTCTGATTCCTCCTATGTAATGTAAAATTTAATATGTGTGAGGTGGTTCCCGTGATATGGAATGTTGGATTTCGGAAAAATATCACGCGGGTTATCAATGCGGTCTTCAAGAAAAAAGATGATCCCGAAGCCCAAGAGCCGCTGCATTTTGAGCGCCCGAACGCTAAGTGGAGCAAATCACCAGAGCCAGTTGTTTTAATCGATCCTGACACTGGGAAAGAATTTGTGGATTTCCCAGAAGAAACAATACCAGAACGGATACGGAAAGTTTTGGACTCTTTTCTAGTGATAGAGAGGACTTCAGATATCGATGTTCTGTTTTCAAGATATGATATGATTCTTGATACGCTCGATGAGCTCAAGAAGTATGAGAGGATGGGGTTCAAATTTGATTTTAGCCCTACTGAGCTTTATAACATGATGAAGTTTTCTCTTGTTGACCTTTTTGAGGTTGTTGTCGAAAATTCTTATATCAAGCAGCTTGAAAAACTCCTGACTTTGAAAACTCAAAAGGGAAAAGCAGCCTCTATTCAAAAGTGGAAAGATTCTTTTTCGGATGAACGAATTACAAATTCGATGATGGGTTGTGTGATTTTGCGTTTCGACAAAATGCAGAATTTTATAAAATCAAAAGATGAGGCTTAATCATGGCAAATACCTGTCCGGTCTGCGGCGGCAAGCTGGTTGGCTGCCTATTTTTGTATATGTGAGGTGCGTTTTATGAAATGTCCAAAATGCGGAGCTGAAATTGAGAACGTGAAATTCTGTCCTGAATGCGGAGCACCTGTTGCTTCGGGTTCCGTAACAGCAACTATCGAATCAGACGAAAAGCCTGAAACGAAGAAAAAAGGTCACGGATGCGGATGCGCGGTTGCTGTTAGTGTTGCACTGATCATGTTCGTCCTTATGCTTACCCCTTCTTCCAGCACGACAAGTTCAACGTACGGAACAAAGGGCAGCACGTCCGTAAAATCGTCAATTTCTGCCGATGATAGCCTTACAATGGGGCAGAGAAACGCTTTGCGGGCTGCTAAAAACTACCTGAGCGCTGGTATGGGATTCTCTTACAGCGGCCTTGAAAGTCAGCTTGAGTTTGAAGGATATTCCACGGAAGATGCTACTTATGCCGTAGATCATTGTGGCGCCGACTGGAACGAACAGGCTGCAATAAGAGCAAAAAATTATATCAATTCCATGTCTTTCTCTCGCTCCGGTCTGATTGAACAGCTGGAGTTTGAGGGATTTAGCCAAGGCCAAGCGGAATACGGAGCCACTGCTGTGGGATATTGATGTGCGGCCCTGTTCACAACCGCATTATACAACTGTTGATTGTATCGCGTCAAGCGCATTTAATCGCGCAAAAATGCGCGAAAAATTTAGCATTTGCGCTGAATCGCTGAAATTTACGCTGACTTTTTACTAAATACGCGCGTTTCGCGCTGAATCCGCGCAAAATATGCGCGTTA